CCGATCTGGCCGATGTCTAATCCTGCTGGATCAATTTTACTCAGAGCCATCATCAGCCTCCTGAATGGTTAATGTACCAGCTTCCACTTGGCGGAGTATCTCGGCGTAGTGACGGTTGGCGGGGTCTAGTGGGACTGACATGGTAATGCCGTCGATGGTGGCGGTGATAACTAAATTATCTGCGTCCTGATATTGTACTGAAGTGATATTCATTTGTTCCATTTATAACTCCGAATCTATATCAATGTAACTTGATGTGCTGTTTGAAATTAAAATGAACGGAGTGTTTTGAGAAATCGTTACCCCAGAAGCATTTAAAAATGCAGAGTCATTACCAATCCCTGCCGTTATAATTGCAGACGGAGTAGCATTTCCACTGCTAAATTGAAATCTAAACTCACTGGCTGCAGAAGAGGATATGGAAGGTATAGCTCTTTTTCTTTGTTTGTATACCAGAACATTTCGGGGCTGATTCGCAAAAGTAGCTGTACCAACGGAGTAACAAGAGTTTGTTGGTTCGGCAACTCGCTCAAAATACCTCTGACACAACGCCAGTTCTTCACCGTAACTGCGATGCTCAAACGGGGTAGCGACGTTACCGAGTTCAAGTTGCATCTGAGCAATGTCAAAAGTTCCGCTTTGGTTCCCTAAAGAATCTGTGCGGCTGTTGAAGGACGAACCAGCATCCATCCAAAAATTGCAAGCTAGATAACTGCTCGTACCCACAGTTTTACCAGAAATGGAAGGAAGCGTTACCGTTTTAGTAAACTTCTGCCAACTGGAGGTTAGAGAAAACTTCTGAACGCCCAAGCTATTCACATCCGATGACCCGCCAGAACCAAAGTCCTGAAGCATCTCAAGCGACATATTTTTATTTGAGTCAGCTTTAGCATAAAAAGAAATAGTGACTAATTGCCCTGCTCCTGTGCGAACGTCTTCAATTCTTTGATCAAAAATAGAAAGACTATTAGATGCCGAGGCTGATGTAACAACCGTGCGATGATAATACTTAGGCTCGCCGGGAACATCGGTTTGTCCAATAGTGAAAGACTGCTGACTAATTGCGGTTGTTGTTCCGTTTACATTGCCGGTTGTCCAACGATCCGCAACATATCCACTAGTGCCGCTAGTGCCTCTCTGCCAAACGTCGAAGTTACCGTTAAGAATAAGATTCCGCCGTCCACTCGGGAAGCGTGCGTCTGCGGCATTGTCGTATGCACGGCTCATCTAATACTCCTTACGGCTTGGTAGGCCAAGTTACGTCATCAAGGCTTGTTGCTGATGCTGGTACATCCCGTAGTGCCTGACGGTATGCTGTCTGCGCTGATGTCATGGTAAGATCAGACGATGCCCACCAATCAGTCTCAGCGATCAAGCGGTCACGCTCTGCACGGAGTGCCTTCATAGGCTCTGCCGCTGTGAGTTCAGCCTGCTTTGCAGATACCTGGGCCCACGTCACGCCCCAGTCAGCCTGATTCGCTGACTCAATGGCTGAACCATTAGAATCCGCCCCAGTGACCTTGCGGAACATAGAGTTGAACTCTGCCTCTGTTGTCGGCTCTCCACGGAGAACCCATTCGGTGATGTTAAGCTCAGAAAGAGCCTGTGATACGCTTGCCATATATTTCTCCTTTAGCCTGCGATTTCGTAAACTGTGATTGTAGATGGAGTGATAAATTTAGTGTCATGCCACCTCCGACCCACTGAGATGTTACTAGATGATGTTCTATTTCTAACTACCAATTTGTATGTTACTTCGCTAGTTGTACTAGGGGAGTCTAAAAACGTATTGGTTGTTTGATGGACTACGTAATGCATATAAGAATTGCCCGTGTTTCCAACGTGTTGTGAGCAAGAAACATCAGTACCTTCACCGACACAGATGTGTGTAGAATCTCTTTTCAACAATAAAAGAATATCTGGGCGTGTAGCATTGGACCCGATGATACAAGCATAAGACACAAGAATCTTACTAGATGTAGAGCTTGGGGTTATTGCGACAGAAACAATATCCTGTTCTGAAGTAGATGTTGTTGTGAAAGAGTTAGTTCGTATGTCCTGCTTTACCTGTAACACAGACCCTGTGGTATTCAACCCCAAGTCAGCCGCTGTTGGAGTACCTCCTGCCGCAGTTTGAATGGTGTCTACTTTGATAATTGAAGCCATTATCCTGCGATCTCCATTGCGATTAACCTAGTGCCTCTGTAGCGATTATTACTGGGTGAGCTTTCGCCCGTTGTGCCAAACCGTTGACCGGAGACTCCTGATTTTTGACGACACTTATAAGTTTGCGCAGAGGTACTGTTCGGGCTATCCAGATGAACTATTGTCGCAGTTGAGTCTAAATAACCTGTTGTATTAGGAAAAACATTAGTCAAATATGCTGATATTAATGGGTTATTGGATCCATCCGTTATTTGTAAATTTCCATTTCCAACCGTTGAAGCGGTGTTGCCATACAATTGATACAAAGCAAATAAACAGACATATATTTTGGAGGAGGCGTTTGACGGTGTTATCTGAATCTGAAACACATCTGAATAACTAGATGAAGTTGTAAAAGTATTAGACTCATGTACAGCCTCAACAACCTGAATCACATGACCGGGGATCGTTACGGTGTTCGCATTTGCAATGCCAGCGAGTTCATCGACAAAGATTTTGCTCATCCTGCGATCTCCATTAAACGTAAAACACTAACTCCGCCTGCTGCCGTCCCATAAATTCTACTTGTTACACTTGAAGTTGCCGCAATGTGCTGAACGGTGTAAGTAACGGAGCTTGTAGTATTCGGTGAATCTAAATATGTTTTGATAGTTGGGTTAGTGAACTCTGTAGATGATCCTGCGCTAGAGCTATGTAGTTGACGCTCCTCTTGATACCCAGTGAATAGGGAGGAGCCATCTCTCTGTATCCTAACCCCACCTCTAACTCTATCAGTACCGGATAACCGAATTGGGGCTTCAAACGTAATTAAAATTTTACTAGATGTGCTAGTAGGTGTAATAGACAACGTATGATTACTATCCACAAAGCTCGTTGAGGATGTTGCCGCATCTGCTGAAGGACTAAACTCAAGAATTTGTAGTATTACCCCCGGAGCCTCCAACGTCTGCCCAGACGGGATAATCACCTTGTTGGCATTTGCGCCACTCGTTAACCCTTTGAGGGTTTCTACAAAAAGTTCTGATGCCATCTATACCACCGTTAGTGTGCCGTTGACGGTCACAGTTCCAGATAATGTGATCGGCCCGACTAACATCATATTGTCGTTGGTCGCCACTATAATATTCTCAGACAATGCGTTTGCATTGCGGTATGTCTTCGCCTTGACCCCACCATCAAACTCACCACCCGTGCTAGCCGCTACAGTATCCGCCACGTTGAACGCATCGTAGGTCACGATCTCAACTACATCGCTGGCGGCTAATGCTGTCAGGCTGGATATAGTGTTAGCCGTATTAGTGTTGTAGTCTACGTCTGCAACCAAGAGTACACCGTTCAAGTATACATCGGCATAGTTACCGTCAGGAATCTTGAGGCGGCGACCATCGTCATCCAGCCCTGAAATTGATGTGGCTCCAGCAGAGGCTTGCGTAAAATAGTACCGCTGTCTTACGCCAAAGTCTGATGATCTTCCGATGTAGGGCATGGTTTATTACTCCGGTTTTGGATACTTGTCTTTGACAGCTTTGATGTCAGCTTTCCATGCATCAATGCCATCGTGATAAATCTTGTCTAGTTGATCAGCGATAGAAGGATATTCTGCCGCACGTTTCAACTTGTATGGTGCATTGGCTTCATCGTGTGCCGCCTGTAGTTCCGCAACCTTCGCATTAAACTCAGTCTCTGTTGGCTTGGTTACACCGTCTTGGGTAACAATTGCATGTTGCCAACACATACGCTGATCGTTAGGTATTTTATTTCCGTCTGCATCAACCTTTGCCCAACCATACCAATCAGGAGTATCAGGACGTAATGCTCTTAGAGCTTCCTGCACAAAGTTTCTTTCCATCTAGGTATCTCCAAGTCGGATAAATGTGAATGTAGTTTCGTTTCTATTGGTATCTCCCCTAACAACACTACTTCCTGTCAAAGAACTTGTGCGAAACTTTATTTTTTGATTTGCTGTATCTGTTATGTCTAAAACTAATTGTGCAGAACCAGACTGCGACGCACTATCGCTTCCAGCATTGCCCGCTTCTGCGAGTGCATATTCTGTAAAGCTACTATTGTTAGTCGTGACTTGAATACTTATCTGAACAGTGCCGTCACTTGCTTGAGCAAGAAAGTTAGCCTCTACAAGAACTAAATAAATTCCTGTTGATGGAAATGAAAATATGCCAGAGGAGTGCGTCATCCCAGTGCCGATGGTTCCTGACGTTGTCTCATCTGTTTGCTCAACTTCACCTGATGAACCTAGATCAACTCCGTTACCTTTATTTGCAGTCAACCGAAACTGATCAACCATCGTAATACCATTTGTAGTAGCAACCGTACCAGTGCCTGTGGGAACCGTGAGTCCACCTGTGCCGTCAGCTTTTTTAATTGTGTTTACAAGGATCTCGCTCATGGTGTCTCCTTAACAAGCCATCAAGACACACGGCACAAGATAGCTACCGTCATCGTATGTATGTGAAACGTGAGTTGATGTGACCTTTGCAATGGTCTTAGACCGTACAATGTCATCACCCTGTGGTTTTGCTGTACCGTCTCCTGCTGACATGAGAAGATCGCCACGGGCAACCGTTGTGCCTTGAGCAATACGAATCACCATATCGCCTGTCATTGCCACGTTCATGTCGTTAATGTAAATGTCATCATCGTTGTCCCAGTTGACGAACACCCCTGCAACATCTGCATCGCCTTCAACATCAGAGACTTTCATGCAGTTTAGCTGTTCGTTATCTTCTGTTACGCCTTCGTGTGTCCATTCGGCCATCTGGTCTAGGTTAGACATAACAGTGCCTTTGACGATAGATTCGTCACGGGTGTTATCTGCGAGTTGTGACCAACGTGATAAGTGACCGCCATTATAAGAAACAGTTGTTCCAGAAATTGCAATATTTCCTTCCTCTGTTCCCGCTTGCCTAAAAGCAATCAATCCCCCGTCAGATGTAGGTCTGCCAAGCTCTAATACATTTCCATTACGGGAAAACTGACAACCACCATTATATCCAAGCCGAATACCTTCTTCTGAAGAACTTTCGGCAGGGCTGTTATTGGTTGTGCCAATAAGAAAACCTGTGCCACTGTTGAACCTAGCTTTTTCTGAGTCTGCTACTTCAAACTGAATAGTTTGGCCGGATGCATCAAAAGTAATTTTTTCATCCCCGTTCCCGATAACATCTAACGTGGCACTGTTGGAACCGTCCTTAACGACAACCGTCCCCGCCTCATCAGGCAGAGTCAATGTGCGATCTGTGTTGCTGTTAGGTGATGCAATGGTGAATGTGCCGGAGCCGCTTGCGTTGGGGGTGAGTGCTATTTTGCTCATCCGGCTATCTCCATTATCATAATGCTTGAAATAGGTGTACTACGGGCATTGTCGTCAGAATCTGTGCCGCTACGATTTACATGTAACGTCTGTGTTGAACCTGCATTGTTTCGTAATCTAATTGAAAACGTAGTGCTAGTTGCGGCATTTGCCGGAACTTCACCGAAAGAAAAAGTATTAAATTGATCTGCAACGCCACCGCTGAAATTTCTACCAACAGTGTCAGCGTTTCTTGAGCCTCTTGTGTCCCCAATTAAAATGGCTGAACCATCTCTATAAAAACGAAAACCTGCGGCGGCGTTGCCGCCATTACTTGTGTTGACAACGATGTAAACTAATAATCTAGATGAAGTTGATTTGGGAGTAATAGTTGCGGTTAACCCAGTTACATCAGTACCAAGACCTCGTGCCGATACTGATTCACTGTATGTATCAGTTTTAGTCGTACTCACAACCTGCAACACACTTCCCGCAGGAAGGTTGGCATCGGTAATGACCCCATCCTGTACAAGTGATACGCCTGTTGTTCCATCAATCGTTACAGCCATTACACAATCACCAATCTGCTATTTGTAGGAACGCCCAAGGTCACACCTGAAGATATGGTTACTGGGCCAGCCATCGTTGCGTTAAATCCTGCATCCAAAGCAATGTCTTCGGTAATCGTCCGTGGGTTCTGGAACAAAGTCGCATTGTATCTTTCGGACGAGTTAGTCTTCACGGTCGCCTTGCCACGGATAAGAACATAAATGTTACCAGTGCCTGATGGCGGTGCCGCTGTAAAACTCAGAGTCTTACCGGCAATCGAGTAAGCCGTGGCTTCTTCCTGCTGTACGTTCTCAACGAACACCTCACAGTCCAGACCAGTCGTGCTCTTTGTCAGAGTAAAGTCTGTAGTCGATCCATTGCCACTGAAGGTATCCTTCGTGACCTCTTGGAACTGAAATCCGGGCTTGTTACCTAAGTACGCCATGATCTACCTCTTAGGTTGAAATCGAGTCTACAACCGAGACCCACGCGTCCAAGCTGTTTGCTGTATCAGAAACAATCTTCAGCGCATCACCGTTCTGCAACACAACCTTCGCACCACCGTCCAACAACTGGAGACTAGCTCCGGATGGGATTGGAATGTCTTTACCAAGGTAGTAGTCGTTCGCGCTCGATGTGATGTAAACGTCTACAAGGATCTGAGTGGCAACAATGTTCGCCAGACTGATCCCCACCAACGCGTCATCTGAATTTGCGGTGCGAAGTGTCGTGGCTGATGTGCCAATCTGTCTCGCTATGTTTCGTTCAAAGTCCTGTGCCATATCTCACCTATAGTGCAATTGCCATCGCGACCGAGAAACCTGCTGTCGCAATACCTGTTAAATTTGATCCATCCACCGCAGGTAACTGTGCTGACCCGTTTAATTGTACGACATTGTTCGCGCTTGTACCTACGTCCAACGCCGCCGCTGTACCAAGACCGGTCACTTTGCTTGATGCAATCTTGAGCAGCCCCGTAAAGTCTGTAACCGCCGCACCAGATCCTGCACCATCGGCAAAGATAATTTTAGTTTCACTGTTTGGGATCGTGACGTTAGCACCACTGCCCTGTGTAAAAATGACTGATTGACCAGAGTTGTTGTAAACCAGATAGATCTTTTCTTGATCGTTTGGCGAAATAGTGATGGTGTTTGTGCCAGAAGGGCTTCCGCCAAGAACCAACAGCTTGTACATACCGTCGGTTAACGTACCGTCAGTTGTTGTTAGCGTGTGTGTAGTACCGGACAGCGAGATATCGCCCACGCCATTCAGTGCGCGGTCAATAATATCTAAGTTGGTATTAGTGGTATTACCCCAGGTTCCGGACTGTTCGCCCGTTCCTATCAGTTCGATACCAGTGTTTGCCGTGTATGTACTCGCCATTTACATCTCCTAAGCCGCTATATCATCCCAGCTTGGTGACTGAGACGGCGTAATTTCTGACCAACCTGGCGACTGAGACGGTGTTGCTGCAGTCCAACTTGGTGACTGATTTGGATCGATCTCGCCCCAAACAAATACGTTTCCAAGGCGTCCAGTAGCAACCAGATCTGTACCTGTCAAGGATACATCAGCATTGGCCTTAATGGAAACAGTGCCGACAGAGGACGTAATCTCAAGTCCTGTCTGCGGTACAGTAACATCAATACGGGTGTCGATAACGCCAGAAGAAGTAGTAGCACTTGCAGAAACTCCAGTAACTGCAACGTCTGCGTTGGCTTTAACCGTGACAGATCCGTTAGAAGCGGTCGCTTCGTTGCCGGTAAGACCTACATTTGCTTCGGCTTTAACCGTGACAGATCCAACAGCCGTAGTTCCGGCTAAACCTGTTGCTGGGACATTGGCTTTGGCTTCGACGGTAGCTGTGCCAACCGCGCTCGTAGCAGAAACTCCAGTAACTGCAACATTTGCTTTAGCATCAACAGTAACATTTCCGGCGGCGGAGGTAGCCGATTCACCTGTGGCATCTACATTAGCATCCGCAGAAACAGTTGCAGTGCCAACAGCACCAGTTGCCACAACACCAGTAAGACCTACATTTGCTTCTGCGACAACAGCAACTGATCCCAACTGACCTGTTGCTGTTTCGCCTGTGACCGCGACGTTGGCATCTGCGGAGACTAAAACAGAGCCAACGCTTGTTGTTCCAACTAATCCAGTGGTCGGAACATTAGCAATACCCGTTGCGGTGACAGAGCCAACCGCACCGGTGGCAGACTCACCAGTGACTTCGACAGGAACGGGATTATTCCACGCTCCTTGGGACCAAGTCCCTCGACCCCAACCGGTAATGTCAGCCATTAGGCGTCCTTACGCGATTCGGATAATTGCGTTAGAAGCGTCAGCGGTTGGGAACTGAATCGTAAAATCACCGGCTGTTGATGTCTTGTCGCCACCAAAAGCTAAAACAACGACGGCGTCTGTTGTGTTTGATCCACCGGCTGTTGTGGTGTTATAGATTATTGCACCATTTGCTGTGATAGTTGCTGTTGTAAAAGTTTCATCAGCAAAATCGCAGAACGCTGTTGTTCCAGAAGTTGTCGGGTTTACATTTGTCAACGCCTGACCGCCCGCAGAGTATCCTGTACCCGAAACCTCGTTCGATGTGCTGTAATCTGTCGTGGCCGCGCCTAGTGACGCAGATGACGTAAACAACGCGATTTTGTATGTATGACCGGAAGTCCGGAAATCGTGCTTTCCTTCAAGCAACTCTTGCTTAAAAGAAGTACACATTGCTTGTGAAATTGCCATTACAGTCTCCTTATGGCTTCAGCTAATTGAGGATGACCTGCATCCATAAGTGCATTATATACGGTTGTACGATCAGATCGAATTGCCTCTCTCATGTAATACGCTATCAGTTTATGCGCCTGCTTTTTGTATGCACGGGCTTGGTCGCGTAATGCGGGATCTGCGGTATCTGAAATGCTGATCAACCGATCAACACACCGCTCTGCAACTTCCTCGGGCGTAAAACCACGGCCTTCTGTTGTATGAACCTGAACCAACGGAGTCTCAGGTATTTCAAATTTTAACGCTTCGGTTGTTATCATGTTGCCTCCCGTCTAACTAAACCCTCACGGTATGCATCGCTCGTTTCTCGTGCCTCGCCCAAGTTCTTCAGACGAGCAACGGCCTCTATAAACTGAGTATTATAGTTTTGAAGAACATCTGGCTCACCTTTCATAAAGGTGTACGCTGCGATCAACGATCCATACAGAATAGCCTGTGGTGCATTAACGGACAGCCAAGTGGTTCCACTGTCTGCTTGTGCAGTGAGAGATGCTGGGCGGTAATAATAGTGCAGCTCAACCGCGTACGCATTATTAGGAATAGGAGCAATCAAAAAGTTTTGATAATCAAACGGCGCATAATACCGAGGAATACCCGTTACAGAAGAGTCTGGCGCGTAGTCCTGTAAGAAGTTCACATCCTTAAACTCAAGAAACGTCTTTGTAGTACCGCTTGTAAACGACAAAGAAAACGGGGCTAAGAAGTCTGAAGGCATATTCAAATACGGATTTGATGCCGTCAGGTTAGCTGTCTGATTCCGACGAAAAAACGTCAAGCCAACATTTTTAAAAATGCGCTCTTCACACGACTCGATAAACGTATCTAAATTACTGACAAATGTCGTTTCTGCGTTTTCGCAGTAATCCTGTATCGCTTGTTTAAGCTCTGCTTTCGTGTAGCTCATGATATCACCACTGTTACGTCACCAACTCGGCCAACACCGCGTGGACCCTGTTGAGGCTGTCCTACCTCGTTTGTGTAGACGTACACAAATACTGTTTCAAATTGATCCGGTCTTGGACTTCTAAGGGCCTGCGGATCCGCCCCAACATTTGGTGCTTCTAGCTGCGGATGTTTTGACTCGTATTCATCTGGGCCAACAAGCAAGCCGTTCCATTCTTTACGCATCTCACGCAAACGGTAGCGAAAGCCAGATCGGTCTGAAATTCCAAATGCTTTTGCTCCTGCTGCATACCTTGCCATGTTAGAACCTAATGTACTGAATATCAGGTTGTAGCTTTAAAGATACACGATCTTCGTCTTCGTCAGCTGCCCGCTGGAACTCTTCTTCGTACACAGCCTTCAGCAACTGCACACGCTCTGGCGCTTTTTTCATCGACAAATAATATGCGAGACCAGCAACCATGCACGGCAAAAAACGATACGGAACATCTGTGGTGTTCTGTGATGTGTCTGCGTCTTCAATTCGCGTGATGTAGTAATACACCAACTGATCAGTGCTGTTCTCTGGCGTCGGCCACAATGTAATCTCAGGGCTGGTCTGACGATTAAAATAAAACTGCGACGGCCTGCCTGTCGTACTCTTGTTCGGGACATTCAGATACTCGCCTCGGCTGATCCGGTCGATGTCGAAGTCCGTACCAGAACGCCGTACTGCCACCTCCAAAATGTCGTTCATCGGAGAAGCTAGGCCATTCGTTGAAGTGTAGGTCGCCGTACCAGAAATCAACGTCAGGGTAGCTTGTTTTACCGTCCATAGATTAACCCCACGATTTGCCCATTCGGAGAACATGATATTAAGTGATCGACGAGCAGTTTTAGCATCATAGCCAGTGCGAACCTCAAGTCCGCACCTTTCATATGCCTCTTCAATGATGTCTGCTACGTCAAGATCAAAATCTCTTGATCCTGAAGTTGCCATTTACACTATCCGGTTCCGACGCATTGGAGGACGCATACCGCCAGAGGACATGCGTGAACGGCGGATATTCATCGCACGATCCATCGCCATGTCGTCCATGCCTGTAACATCTGCACGAGGTTTCATTTGAGCCTCCGCCATTTGAGCCGCCATTTGACGCCCAACTTGCATAGCCTGCTCAGGTGTAATGTTGTCAACCATGCCGCCACGCTGGAACTTTTTCTTTGCCATTACTTCTTACCCTTTTTGATCATGCCGCCACGCATTTTCTTAACCATGCCGCCACGCATTTTCTTAACCATGCCGCCACGCATTTTCTTAACCATGCCGCCACGAGCCTTTTTGACCATCTTTGGGGCTTTCTTTCCACGCATCATTCCAGGCATTTTAATCTCCTTCGGAGTTCGCTCCGCTGTTTTACAAGACGATCATAATCGTCAACATCGTACAGTTCATAGTACCCCAACTTGTGGAGTGTGTCCGCAGCATCATCTAAATCAGATAATGTCTGTATAAACACAATGGCCCTGTCTTCTTGATACGACAATAACCAGAGATCTTTACCTTTGTATGAGAGCCACCGATTTAACGCGTTGCAGCCTGCTTCAAGTTCAAAGTAGTTCTGCTCTGGCTCTTCTTGTACACACATCACAACCTTGTGTGTACCATCAAACTTTTCTATCTCACGACAAACAAGATTCCAAAGATCTTGATCTATTTGGACATTTACTTGTCCTTTATGCCAAGCCTGCTTGGCAAATGGACACAATGGTATCCCATTTAATCCTTCTTCAACAGAAGACAGGGTTTCAACCCAGCTTTCTACCCACTGATTTATTTCTTCTTTTTCCAATTGACACGCTTTGATGATGTTTTTTTCTTGATAGCAGATTTTGCGCCCGATGATTTACACTGTGCCATTGTTGGACGGCAGGCAGGGTATGCTCGTTTGCTACCACCTTTTGCGGATTTTCGCCCGCACGGTTTTCCGGTTTTACAATCAACCCAGCCCTTGCCCTTGTTTTGAGCAAACCACTTGCGTAACTCGGCACCCTTTTTAGTCTTGCGAACAGCCACTAGTAACTCTTTGTTTTCTTGCGAGAGGATTTTTTCTTTTTCTTTTTGCCTCCGGTCCCATAGTTTGCGGCACCAACTTTTCTACATTTTGCAATGGCACCACTTGCATACGCACTTGGAAAAACTTTGTAGCGAGCTTTAACCTTTTTGTAACATGCGTCTTTTGGCACTTTTTTTCCTCCTGGTTTCGACACCTGCTTGGAGATGTTTGACCTACTGATTGTCATTTTAACAAGTGTTCGGTGATAGCAACTCCAATAATTAGTGCTGCCAACCCCCACATACGAAGGTCAAGCTTTTCTAAAGAAGACTTGTGTTCATCGAGTCTTTCTTCGATTCGTTTGTACCGAAGAGTGCACTCAGCTTCGTGTTTTTCCAGTTGTTGAAGAACATCTTCAGCTTTCATCTCAACACTTCCATCTTCGTCTTGCCGCACAAATACGTTTTTTGGGTGTCTTTTTGCAATCAATATTGTGCATTTTCTTTTGACCTTCAGATCGAGCACAAAAAGAAGCACGTCTCTTTGCCGCTTTTGATCCCTTTTTAACTTTTCCTGTAACAGCCGTTTTTAACTTTGAGCCGGGGTTTTTTCGACGATACTCTTTAACCCCAGCTCTTGTCATTCCAGCACCCGACTCAGTAGAACGAAAGTTTTTTCTGTTTCGGGCAGGCATTTTTGCCTTTTTTGCAGCCATTAGCCAAAAAAGCCAGTTACAGAGTCAATATTAGTCAACGTAACATGACACTCACTACTAAAAATTATGCCATGATCAGGGATAGTTATCTGATTATCGTCAGTTGTGTGAAAAACCATAGACAACAAAGTTTCACCACCGCTTCCGTTTTTAAAAACTATCGCTGGAGAGCCACTAGAGGCTGTTTTGACATAAAAGGATTTTAGCCTATTTCTGCCACCAAGCAGTGTTCCTGTGCTTGTGACAGTTTTAGCCGTGATTGCACTAGCCATAGGTCACCTCCTATTAGGCGATTGTCGCGCCGTTGTTTCCTACAACAACCCAACCTGCTGCGCCGTAAACAAGAACTACACCATCTCCAACATCGTTGAAAGTGACAGTAGAACCGCCTGCCAGAGTTGTTGGAGTAAGAGTTCCGTCACCGCCATCAACAACCATTGTGATGATTTTGACTTGACCGGTAGCACCGTTTGCAAGAGTTAATGCATTTGCACCAGTAGTGGTTATTTCAGTAATCAAATCTGTAAGATTGACCGCTCCAGCACCGGAAAGCGACTGAACACTCCCCGTAATGATGTCTGTGTATGAAGTACCTGTGGTAAACGCGCCGGTAGTTGCGTTTTTAGTGACTGACTGAAAGCCGTTTTCGGAGCGGACCGGGCCGCTGAAAGTTGTGTTTGCCATGAGAATCTCCTGTCTTGGCTAGTGTCGATTACAGGATGTAATCGTCAGAAGTTATTTGAAAGTATACACACAAAAAAGAGGGGCGCATAGCGCCCCTTAAAATAGGGATGAGGGAAATCCCTATGAGTGACTGTTATGCACCTGGTGATCCGAATACAGTACGCGGATCCGAAAATCCGAAGCTGTAACGCTCACGAGCCTTAAAGCGCATGTTGCCGGTGTCGAAGTCCGCTTCCATGTTAGTGGAGAGTGGAGTCCGCTCGAAGTGGACGAATCCACGAGGTGTGTCGGTCAAGATGAAGAACGCGTCTGGATCTGTCAGGAAGTCGTTGACAGCATAGCCGTCAGGCAACATACCCATAGAACGCAGTGCGTTAACATCGTTGTCTGCTGTGCCAACGCGAAGGTTAGACACCATCAAACGCTCTGCAACAAATTGAAGCTGACGTGGGATGATCAGCTTAATGCCACGCAGTGCAACCTTCAAACCACGCTCGTCCACAAACCCAGCAATGTTGATGAGTGCGTCTTCGAGTGAAGTTTCGTTAAGGTCAGCAGCAACAGAAGGCTCGTTGGCAAAAGTTCCACCATTGGTTAGTGGGTGATCAGTCGCACAAAGCGCCTTACCGTCGCCACCAGCACTAGCACCTGCAGTGAACGCGTTGTTCAATACAGAAGCGGCCTTGACCTGCTTAGTGTGAGCCATTGAACGAGCAAGAGCACGAGTGTAGCGAGAGCCAAGACGATCATACAGATTGTCTTCAATCGCTTCTTCAGTGATCGAAAATGCCAAAGCAACAGTCTCGTGATTGTAACGTGCTGTGTATGCTTCTTGTGCATCATCAAAGCTGACGGATGAACCTTCAGACTTTGTTGGTGCTGTACCGAAGCCAGACAACATTACTTCTTCCTCAAACGCACGGTCCGAAGATTCAGTAGTGTAGATCTCAGCGTGTTGATTTTCATACCGAGCGTACTCCATGCCAAATAAGGCATTGAGACCCGGCTCCAGTTCTTTCGCTAATTGAGCGCGAGAAATAGCCATTATCTAGTCTCCTTATACGCCAGTAACACTAACAGTACCCTGAACGATAGAGCCGTTCGGAGCATTGAAGTGGTTGTTAATACGAACGATCAACGGAATTCCAGCTACAGTAAAGTCACTGTTTTCTGCTTGATCCATTACACCAACGATGCGAAGCGCATGAGCCGCAGTTGTAGCAACGGTGTTCAAATCAGCAGATGCTGAAGAAAGCCCGGTTGTATCGTCTCCCGAGTTACCATTTGCAAACTGAATGTTTGAGAAAACAGCGGTGCGAAGCTCTGCTTCTGTGTCGTTTCCTGCTTGTACATTTGATGTTGCAATTGTATACAACTGATTAGGGTTGTCATATACAAAGGCTTTGACGGGGAAATTACTATCCGCGCCAGAACCAGGCCAGTTGTTAGAGAACACTGTTTCACCAGTTGTCGAGCTAACGTACTCACATCCGTTAAACACACCCAAGATAGATACAGTGCCACCCGCTGCTGCTTGAAGATCATCAATGACCCCCGCTGCTATAGGGATGACTGCCATACCCTTATAAATCTTGTTCGTGTTATCGGAAGCGATACGATACTCGGTCAAACCAGTGGAATTAGGTGCTGAACCTAACATACCATACGGACGCAGTCCGAAGGCTCCATTTGAATTTGCCATGAGTTTTTACCTCGTAAAATTATTCCGAGTCGCTAGTGCGACCACCAAAACTTACCCGACTCTGCCTATCACTATGCATTGGCATTGAAGGGTGTTGCTCTTTCATCATGTCTTGGTCAACAGCAGTCATTTGCTCGCGGGTCCGGAGCCCGTAGTACTCGGATCTTTCTTGTGCTGTTTCCGCAGGAATTCGGCAAAGCATTAAGCCTCCCTGACCTATTACTCCTGCGTGTTTACCCTCGTCAATGACGGGGTAATTGTAATCGGGATACTCTTCGGCCCGGACAGGTTCCCATCCTTCGCGTAACTTAGTATGAACATTCATCGTGTCCTCTTCATTACGCATCGAAGTACGAATCCAACGATGTACAAAGCCCTCTGGGGCTGGCGGGGCTTCCAACCGACTTGGTGGAGCCCACGGTTTTCTGCGTGCTTCTGTTTCACGATCCGCCGCTGCACGAGGCGTACGGTTTGATTTTGCTTCAGTCATCTCACTCTCCTTATGGTTTAACGTACTTGGCGTACTCTTCTAACGGAACACCAAGCTTTTTCGCTATAGCCACTTGAGATGCCGTGAGCTTGACTGTTCTGCGCCCTGATGGTTTACGAGATGCCGAAGTGTCAGCAGATGCGACCTGTCCACTTCTCCCATTCTTACTAAACCGCTGCGGAAACTCTCTCCGCATACGGCCATCAATTTCATTGTAGTAATCATCGGACTGCGGGTCAAACCCTTCTTCTTCCACGAGCTTTTTATGAATGTTAAAAGCCGCAAAAGTCATGACCTCGTCCTGACCAAACCACTCGTTATTTTCCGCCCAAGCCTCAGCCTTTGGGTCAGGCTTCGCCGCTTCTTGCCGTGGCTGTTGCGTTTGTTGCGTTTGTTCTGGCTCTGCCTCACGGGAAACAGAAACCTTTTCCTGACGCTGTTTGGCTAAACGATACCGCTCTTGCTCAATTGCAATACGAGAAAGTTCCTGTTGCGCCTCAAACATTTTGTCAACATCGCCACGGTCGTACGCTTCTTTATACGACTGCTTTGCAATATTTAGCTGGCCATCTAAGCGAGAGCCATATTCGGTCAAATGCGCTTGATCAAGCGTCGTCATACGTTGCTTGAGTTGCTCATTTTCCTGACGGAGTGTTTGCGCTAGTCGAGCTGCTTCTTCTTTGTCTCGCTCTTCCTGACGGTATTTTTCCGTAAGTTTTTTAATGCGTTTCTGTACATTCTTACTATAGCTCTCAAGCTCGTCTTCACCGTCTCCGGGCTCGTCTGCCTTTGCAGGCTCTCCAGCTCCTTGATCCGGTTCTGAACTCTCCATTGCATCTTCCGAAGCAGTTCCTTCGAGTTCAACTTCGACACTTGAGTCCTCCGTCGCAGGGGCTTCCTGCTTTAAATCTTCTTCAGACATTCATTACATCTCCTGGTTCAAGAATCGTCGCAATGACTTCATCATCGTTAATAATTCGGATTTCTCCACCATCAATCTTGAAGCGGGAACCGGCATAGCGGCCAATACAAACCCATTCACCTTCCTTGCACCAAGGGTCACCTTCACCGAACTTGGCTGGATCTTTATACGCCAAGGGACCAACTTTAAGAACATAGGCAACAACTGTTGCTAATTGTTCTCGTTGCCGGATCTCGTCTGGGATAAATATCCCACCGTCAGTGGTGGTTTTGCCTTGATACGGCATCACAAGGATTCGCCAACCGGTGGGGTTGGGTAATCTTTCTTTCAGTGATTTATCGAGGAGGGAGGGGTCTAGGACACGTTTCGACTCTTCAACGTAAGCGTTTTCGAGTGAAGGTCCGTCGGTTTTTTGTTCTTTCGCAGGCTCTTCAGCCGCTAGACTAGCGGCGACGTGCTCCGGAACTAGCAAAGAGGTCTTCGACATCGTCTTCTGTTTTCTCCAGCAGGGTTTTCATTTCATTAATGGCAGTGGCAACACCCTGAAGCTGCCCGACCATACTGCGATACTGCTCATAGTTTTGAGCCGTGCCGTTTGCTAATTGATCTCGTAAATCAAGTTCACGTTCTCGTAGGACTTTATACAATGATTGTGCGAATTGAACAACATCCATTATAAAATATCTTTTCTTGACGCCTTTTGTGATTCGTCGTCAATTGGACCACCTGAAACCCAAGCATTACATACACGTTGAGAGGCGCATTTAAATTTTAAAAACTGACAGTATCCGATATCTCCTGCATCAATAGCGTCATATGGATCTGCTCCGTCGTCTCCAATTCCCTTGGCAATACAATCCTGCATGTCTGATGTAAGATTAAAAGCAGCACAGTTTGCACAACGACTTTCAAGCGCCGCTTCAACATCTGTGTTGAACTCGTTAGCGATCTTCATCCAAAAATCATTATTTTGACCGGTATCATCTAAACCTGGGTTTAATGGACCGTAGTCGTATTCGTCAATCGCTTCTTTTCTGTTCTCAAGGTTTAGGTCAATATCTTGCGTAGCAGGAGGACAGGTTTTACCGTTCTGACTTTCTTCCATCTTATCTACAGGCATTCCGCCCATTGTGATTGTGATGCTGTACATTAGAACGTGCCTTTAAAACCCTTACCGGTCATTTGAATGGATTTATAGCCACGAACCAGTCCACCAATTTCAAACATTTGAGTTTCAGACGAGCGTAGATACTTTTCACGGTCTTTATCAGACTTGTAACCAGCTTCTTTAGTTGTTTTTTCCATGTCTTTTTCAGACAGTCTTTTTCTGTTTTCACTTTTAGCCTCCGCACGACGACCTTCAAATGCCATTGCGGCTTCTAGCGCATCTGGCTCTTTTCCGCTGACCGGCTCCATTGGTGGATCACGATAAACATCACCGCCATGTCCAAAGCCTTTCACACCGCGACCTTTTAAAATGTCTTTCTTGGTGACTTTACCGTCACCCGTCAAATCTGGAAACTTTTTACCCGGCATCACTTCTTACCTTTCTTGTCCAAAAATCCTTCGACAGCGCCGCCAGCAAAATAAAATGATAAAATTACTAGCATCGCGTAGTTAATACTAAACTGCTCCATAACCTTTGTCACGGCTTCTGGATCGCCCTGCCCTGAGATCGTCATGGCGAGAACTAAAACATAGCTCCCCAAGAATGTCAGGCCAAACATCAATGCGAGGTAACGCTGGGCAATTTTAAATGGGGCGTACGCATTCATGAGGTCAATTTTCGCTTTTGACTTAGCAGCAATCTCTTCTTCTGTGGATGTGTGCATTGAGTCAATCAGGTCCATGCCTTTCTTGATGACATCCCCTGATCCAAGCATTTTGCTGATTACACCAATCATTCTTGTCTCCCGTCTTCCGGTGGTGTGATCTGATTTGTTTGAACACAGATCGAATCATAATTCATCTTTGGTGTTGGAGCAGTTCTCATGAACTCCTCTCGCCCTACAAAGCAGTCAGCCATTGTCATGTATTGACCTTGAGGCATGACATAGTACTTTTCATTTTGCAATAATAAAACAAATAGCACCCATGTGATCATGTCTATACTCCTTTGTTCTTCCGAATCTGTCGTAGATTATCAATTCTGGTGTCGATTCTTTGGAGGGCTTCTGCCAGTCGATAGATGGAAGTTCCTTTGAACTTGCTTGGGCAGGTGTTAAGGGAGACACAACGTCTGGCTTCCTCCAAGCGGGATGAAAAGGACTGATAAATAAATCGCTCATTCATTAGCCGCCTTTAAGACTAATAAGCCAAAGTACAAAGGCCACGGCCAAGCCCACTGCACCGAGAATAAGAATGCCAGCAGCACCATACAAAAGTGCATTTTTAACGGCTCTCTTTTTAGCCAACCTACGAGCCTCTTCTCGTTTCTTCTCGTTTTCACGAAGTTGCTTTCGATTTGCTATAAATTTTTGATAGTCGTCCCAAAGACCAGCGCGACCACTATAAATAAATAATTGTTTTATTTCAGCTTCGCGCTGGTTGATCTTCTCAAGCTCAAAGAAGTGCTCCATTGAACCTTCTTTGGCTTTTTTCTCGATCTCTTCCTTCGCGTCAGCAAGTTTAGTAAGTTGTGGACCTAACTCACCGACAGAGTTGATATGCCCTGCAAACTCTTTGATAGCACCGATAGCATCGTTGGCTATTTTGACTGCGGCTATCGCTTCAAAGATCACTACAGCTTCTCCTACGTCCGTCGTTGAATATTCACTCTCTGGAGATCAATCCTCTCCCTGTTTACATCTGCGCGTTGATCTGCAATTTCTTCTTGAGACTCTATTCTTGCAGCGTCTGTTGCCGCGCGCTGTTGAAGTTTTTGCTGTTCGAGAGCCATTTTCTCACGATCCAGCTGTGCTTGTCTCTCATTTTCTGACGCCTTAATCATCAATTCCTGCTGACGAATCGCGACCAACGGATCTTGCTGACCTTCCTGTGGAGGCTGGAGTGATTGCAAGAACTGAGCGGTCAATTGCGCCTGTATCTGCGCGACGCGTGACTCAT